ACAAGTTGGTGCGCCAGAAGGTGTAAATACAAACTTTGTTGAGTATGACATGCTTAATAACAGAGTTGCGTTCAACAATTTTTATTCTATAACAACAGGTCCAAATAGTGTTCCTTTTGGTTGTGGAGTTAATTGCACAACAGCCTCAGTAGTTATACCTTTACTCTGTGCAGCATGTACAAGCACTAAAGACTTTTTTACTGGAAATAAGTGGACTTGTATGCGTAGATGTTCCAGAGGTGCATTTCAAGCCAACTCTGGAACCACTAATGGTTGTTTTACATTTAAAGGTAGTAGCAGTAGACATAATACTGGTCGGCAGTTCACAAGCAAAGCTTGTACTTGTCTATATAAATTCTGCACCTGTGGGATTGCTTTATGTCCAGGGTTTAAATGCTATCAGCCTCATAATACTTTTACAGCCCTTGGTTGCCCTAGTGTTATGCCTTTTTATGTCACAGGTGCTTTAGGCATGACTTTTAAAAATGATTGTTGTTATCACCTGTCTAAGTAAAAGGGAGTGCTTCTTTACTTATAACAGTATTTAAAGTATACTAATCACCAGTTCTTTTGAACTGTAAAGATAATAATAAAAAGAAGAAGACTATGAAAACTGTTTTTATGATTGATGGTGGTGCAGGTAGAGCAATAGCTGCTATTCCTGCTCTTATCAAACACAGCAAAAAGAATCAAAACTTTCAGATTCTTGTTAATGGGTGGGACTCTATCTACTGGGGTATTCCTGAACTACACGACAAAGTATTTAATCCAGATCAAAAGGGTGCGTTTGAACAGTTTTTTTTAGATGCTGACAAAGTTATAACACCAGAGCCTTATAAAGTTCCTGGTTATTACAAACAAGAAAAGTCTCTAGCTGAAGCTTTTGATTATCTGATAAATGAAACAGATGATCATTCTGATTTAGGTTTACCTATTCTTAAAACAAACAGGGATGAAGAATTACAGGCTGCTACTTTCATACAACAGACCAAACAGCAGCAACAGAAACAAAGAACTATTGTTATTCAACCCTTTGGTAGATCAATGGAAAAGCCACAGGAGAATGCTTTACTAGATCAGTCTTCTCGTTCTATTAATCCAGATACATATCTTAAACTTGTTAAAAAATTAGCTACAAAATATAATCTTATTTTGTTTGCTGAGAAAAACTTTTGGATGGAAGAAGACACATACACTGTAAAGCCAGAGGCTGACTTACGTATGTGGGCTGCTTTTATAGACGCAGCAGATTACTTTATTGGTTGTGACTCTGTAGGTCAGCACATGGCTAGAGCACTAAATAAACCTGGCACTGTAATTATTGGATCTACGTTTGCAGTGAATACAAGTTATCCTAATTATTTTAATATTATAGAAAGGGATGTTCCAAAAAAATACTCACCTATACGAATATCAGGTCTTGAATCTCACTTGGCAGATCGTTTAAATGAAGCCACTGTTGAATTTACAGACGAAGAAATAAATACTATGTATGCTAATATCGTAAAAGATATTGAAAAGAAGGTGAAGTAAATGAATATCCTAGCAATTAATCCAGGTCATAATGGTTCTGCTGCTTTACTTGTAAATGGTGAACTAAAATTTTATGTAGAAGAAGAACGTCTTTCTCGTAGTAAGTATGATGGCAACCCTTACATGGGTATTCTTGAAGCCTTAAAGTATGAGGTAGACATGATTGTTCTTGGAGGAACTCATCCAGAGTTTCCTCAGTTACCTTGGACAGGTGAAGATCCTTACTCTGCTTTAGTTCGTAAGCATAACCCTAACGTTAAAATTGTAAATATTGGACATGCTCATCACATAGGACATGCAGCAGGAGCTTTCTATAACTCTGGTTTTGAAGAAGCTGTGGCAGTAATTGTTGATGGATCTGGAACAAGACAGGGTCTTAAGATAAGTGAAGAGGTTACTAACTTTGGTTTTGAAACTGAGTCTGTTTTTAATTGTGACTACGAAAGTGGTATAAAAGCTATATACCAATCTTTTGGTGGTAACGCAGATACTAAAAGAATTGTCGAAGATGATCTAGTGATGGACTCTGCAGTAACAATTGTAAAAGCATATGAGGCTGTTTCTGAATATCTTGGTTTTGGTTATATTGAAGCAGGTAAAACTATGGGTCTTGCCCCCTATGGTAAAAAATCAGATAAGATTCCATCCTTGTTTGTAAATGGAAGAGGAAACAAAAACGTTTTACTTCCTAACTATCCTGCAGGTGCTCATATTGATCATAGTCGTTGGGAACACCTTACTCTAAAAGAAGACCCAAAGCTTTGGCATAAAGATTCAAGTAAAGTAACAGATGCAGCAAAAGATTTAGCATGGGCTGTGCAAGAGGAAACACAGGAGCTTGTGGGGGATCTAATTGAAAAAGCAACAAACATGACAGGAAAGAAGAACGTTGTCATATCAGGTGGTTATGGTCTTAACTGTATAGCCAACTACTACTACAAAAAACGTTTCCCTGATATTAATATTTTTGTAGATCCTATTTCACATGATGGTGGTACAGCTATTGGATTAGCTTATCTCGTTCACTACACAGAAGAAAAGGACAAAACAAAACGTCCACTAAAAAACCTGTATCTTGGCCCTGAACGAAAAGAGACATACGACTTTGAGGGTATTGTCACAACAGATGTAAAACCTGCAGACGTAGCTAAAATAATTTCTGAAAAAAATATAGTAGCTTTGTTCCAGGGACGTTCTGAGGCAGGTCCACGAGCACTAGGTAATCGTTCTATCTTGTATGATCCCACAGATCCAAAAGGTAAAGAGGTGGTCAATCAAGTTAAAGGGCGTGAGTGGTTCAGACCTTTTGCAGGTTCAATGCTGCAAGAATACTTTGAGGAGTGGTTTGATACTTATGGTATGGAAGAGTCACCATACATGATGTATGCAATGGACTTCAAACTAGAAAAGCATGGTGAAGTTCCTGCTATCACACACGTAGATGGTACTTGTCGTGTTCAGACAGTAACTAAAAAACAGAATAAAATTTACTATAGTTTAATTGATGAGTTCCGAAAGATTACTGGTGTTCCTATTTTGTTTAACACTAGCTTCAACCTAGCAGGTGAGCCACTAGTAGAAACACTAGAAGATGCCATGAACACTATTAGAAACTCAGACATTGCTTATCTATATCTACCAGAATTAGGTAAGTTAGTGCACTATCCTTACAATGATTTAGTGGTGGAGGAGATAGAAGATAAGGCTGCTTAAGGTAGCCTTTCTGCAAACTGAAGGAGATTATCAAAAACTTTAGTCTTCTTTCGTAGTTTCTCTTTTGAGAACTTCTGTAACTCTCCTTCAGTTTCTAACCCATAACCAGTACGAACTAAGACTGGAGTAGCGCCAATTCTTTCTGCAGCTTTTAGGTCAGACATCTTGTCTCCTACGTAGAAACCTTTATCTTTAAATCTAGTTTTACCTTTAAACAATTCCCTCTCTGTTCTATGAAACATACCAATATTAGGTTTTGCATAGTAGTCTTCTTTTAAAGAAGTCTCAGAGTAGAACAAACCATCAATGCTGTATATACCTGCATTACCAAAAATCTCAAACATACGTTGGTGTACTGCTTCTACTTGCTCATGTGTTTGTAATCCCTTCTTAATACCACCTTGGTTTGTAAGGACTACTACTTTGTAACCCTTTATACGAAGCTTACGAATAGCTGCTAAAGACTCAGGATACACTTCAAAATCATCAGGGTCTGTAATATAGTTCTCTCTGTTAATATTAATTACACCATCACGATCTAAGCCTACGATAGATTTAGGAAAGACTTTAGGCCAGTCAGAGGGTAATTCTTGTTGAGGTTGTTGACTTGGTTCTTGCTCAATAATATGTTTAAATCTGGACATATTGGATCACTGCCTCATGAAAAAAGTTTTTGTTAATGGTTCATTTGACGTACTGCACTCTGGACACTTAGACCTCCTTGATTTTGCTAGTTTACTAGGAGGTCGATTACTTGTAGCTATTGACACAGATAGGCGTATTGAGTATAACAAGGGAAAAGGAAGACCCTTTAACAATTTGTCAACACGTAAATATATAATGTCTATGTTGAAGCCTGTCAACAGTGTCCAGGTCTTTGATACAGATGAAGAATTACTTAGTATAATACGACAGTATGAGCCAGATGTTATGGTAAAAGGATCAGACTGGAAGGGCAAAAAAATAATTGGGGAGGAGTACTGTAAAGAAGTAGTATTCTACGAGAGAACCAATGGGCAGTCTACAACAAAAACCATCGAAGATTTTATTGCTAGGAGACAGTTGTTATGATGAATACCATACAGGAACTGTCACACGAATAAGTCCTGAAGCTCCTGTCCCTGTCTTTGACCTTGGGTCAACTGTAATTAAAAGGGGGATGGCTTACAATGTCTACAATAATCTTGTGAATCTTGGAGCCAAGGTAGACATTATAACAGAGTTTAGAGAACGTAAGCATAGGTACATAGAGGCTAAGACTGGTCAACAATTACTTAGAATAGATGAAAAGATTAAAACTGAACACGTTGATACAGCAGATCAAAGACTAGATGGATATGACGCTATTGTTATTTCAGATTACAGTAAAGGTTTTGTTGCAGAGGACGATGTAAAAAAAATGAGGCCAAAGTTCGATGGCCCTATATTTGTAGATACAAAGAAAAAAGATTTAACTCAGTTTGATGGCTGCTTTGTAAAAATAAATCAGTACGAATACGAACAAGCTGAAAGACTTACAAAAGAATTAATAGTAACTTATGGTTCAAAGAAAGTTGAATATAAGAATAGGACTTACCTACCTCCAAATGTAGAAACCCATGATGTGTGTGGTGCAGGGGATACTTTCCTGGCAGGTCTTGTATATAAGTATTTGGATACTTATAGTATAGATCAGGCTATAAAGTTTGCAATGCAAGCAGCAGCCATAACTGTGCAACACAGGGGCGTATATGCCCCTACAATCAAAGAGGTAGCTCATGAGACTTGAAGGTTTTGTCGCAAAAGGTTGGGGATCTGAGCTAATATGGGTAACTAATGACAAGTATTGTAGTAAGTTTTTATCTTTTAATTCTGGTTCTAAATTCTCTATGCACTTCCACAAGGATAAGGAAGAGAGTTGGTACGTTTTATCAGGCAAGTTTGAGGTTCATTGGATTGACACAGAGGACGCCACTATTAACGTTGAGTCCCTGGGAGAGGGCGATGCCTGGACGAATCCGACTCTTGTACCTCATCAGATCATTTGCTTAGAAGAGGGTACTATCCTAGAGGTTTCTACTCCTGACTCTGTAGAAGACAACTATCGTGTTGGCAAGGGTGACAGCCAAGAATGAAGATCCTAGTCACTGGAAGTAATGGATTCATTGGTCAGAACATGGTCAATGCCTTAAAAGAAAAGCACGAAGTGTCTACTTACGAATGGGGTCAGCAGTACCCACTACTAGAAGGGTTAGACTGGGTAGTGCACTTAGGAGCTATAAGCTCTACAACAGAAAAAGATGTACGAACAATAGTAAGACAGAATATCGAATCTTCTATTTATTTATATGAAGACTGTATAGAAAAGGGAGTTAACTTTCAGTTTGCTAGTAGTGCCTCAGTGTATGGTAAAGACCCCAGTAGTTTTAAAGAAGATGCTGACCTTGACCCACAGACTCACTATGCCAGAAGCAAAGCCTTATTTGAGTACTATATTAAAAATAGAAAAACTCCCATAGTAACTCAAGTATTTAGATATTTTAACGTATATGGTCCTAACGAAGACCACAAAGGAGATCAAGCAAGTCCTCACACTAAGTTTTTAACTCAAGCAAAAGAAACTGGAAAGGTCAAGCTATTCAAGAACTCAGAGTATTTCTACAGAGATTTTATTCACGTAGACAAGATTACAGAGTATCATCAAAGATTTTTCTCTATACAAAAATCAGATGTTTGGAACATGGGAACAGGGTTTGAAAAGAGCTTTTACGAGATTGCCTTGGAAGTGTGTAAGGAAACAGGGGCATCTATCGAATGGATAGATATGCCAGAAAAATTAAAAGAGGGTTATCAAGATTTCACTAGGGCAGATATGACAAAGCTTTGGAGAACTTTAGAATGATATTAGGGTAAAACACTATGACATTATTTACTGAGATAGACAATCCTGCAGGTACAGCAGGAACAGTAATAGCTGCAGGAACTAATCCTGACATTGATGCTGCATTTAAAGCAGGAGATCCTTCTCTTGCAGGTGTTACAATAAATGCTCAAGGAAATTACGAAGTAGATGGTGTTGAACTTACTTCTGCAGGTGGTACAACAAAAGTTCTTGATGAGTCTAAATTAGCAGACTACGCAGATGAAATTTCTGCTGCTGCTGATCTTAAGTATCTTTCTCAAAACACTGGTGTTAATACTGCTGACATGAATGCAGCTTATGAATCTTTAGGTATTGATCCTAACAGCACCACTGCTCACGCAGACTTAAATAAAATTCTTGAAGCTTCAGGATATAATCCTGGAGAGCAAGTTAACTTTTTTGGAAACAATACGCCTAACGATATAGGTGCTAAACTGCTTTCTGAAAAATGGCAGACTGCTCCTACACCAAACGACATAGAGGCTGCAGGTTTAGACCCAAGTAAAGTAACTGTTATAAACAGTAATGCTGCAAATGCTTTTTGGTTAGAACAAACAATGAGGGATTTGGGATATAAGTACTCTGACACAAAAGGTTTATTTGGATCAAGAGCAGGATTTGGGGGTGGAGACTTAGGGCCATTTGGATCAGCAGGTGCTACATCTGTCGCTGATATGGATGACATAAGAGCCATGTTTGGTGATGAGGAGTTTACTGAAAACACTTTAGATATGTTAGAGTGGGATCTAACACCTAAGAAAAAACCACTCACAACAACACCAGGAACATCTGGCTCTAGCCCAACTGCAAACATAAACACTGGTATCTCTGGTGCACCAGGCGCAGGAATAAATCAATCTGGTATGGTTACTGGAGGCGCACCTAACTTTGTAAGCACACCTAATTTTGGTAACGTTACCCCCATATATGGTAGTGGTCAGACTGGCACTAGTGAAGTAGATATTCCTACCTATGAGGCAGGTCTTGGATTACAGCAAACTCAATTTGCTGACAGGGCTGCTGAACAAGCGAAACTATATCAGCCACAAACTGAAGCAGAAAAAACAGCAGCAGGATCACCCACAGGTTTTGAAAATGTACCGTATCGTAACAGGTTCGGTATGACCATGTACATTCAGCATATTAATGGAGTTCCTTCACAACCTATTCCTCCTGGCTACTATAAAGTGGAAGGGTTTAATGAAGGAGGTGTAGCCCAAGGATTTAATCCAGGTGGTGCAGTAAACCCTGCTATGAATTTTAAGCCTGGTGGCACTGTTGTAGAGGAGGATGGTAAGTTCAGGATTAAATACCCTGATGGAACATACTCTCAGGATTATGGTTCAGCAGTAAATGCTAAGGCTGCTCTTGATATGGGTACAGCTAATCTTGGTCTTCCTAGCTATGGAACTTACTTGCAGGATCAAGGCGTTGATATGAACCTTCCAGGGTATGATCAGGATGCCTACTATAATGCCTATCAAGCCTATATTGCTGATCCCACTACACTGCAAAACATTCAAGACCAACAAGCTGCAAAAGAAAAAGAAGCACTACCCCCTGAGACTGGTGATATCAACAAGGCTCAACCTACTGCCCAGACGGAAGTCACTGCTGCAGACCTTTCACAAGCACAGAGAGATCTTGTAGCTCAGTCTACTGTTGCGCCTGGTGGTGCAGTGGCTGCTTCTCCTGTGTCGTATATTGACCCCAACGTATATGGTTCAGTTGTTGAATCAACTGCAGGTCAGGCTCTTGGTACAGCACCTATGGTCCAAGAAGATCAGGTAGCTCAGATTGGTTCTGTTACTACTGCTGATACTCCTCAAAAGATTGGAGCAGGTCAGGTAACAGCACAACAAGCTTATAGTGATGTACAGAATGCTGCTGCTGCTATGGATGCTGCACAGCTTGGTGCTCCTACAAAAACCATAGATGCTGCACAACAAATTGGTACGTCTGTCTCTGGTCTTGAGGAAGCTCAAGGCACATCAATTGATGTTACTAAACCAGATGAAAGAACTGTAGAAACAATTGATGGCACTAGTGAGATTATTACTGGCACTGGTGTAGATCAGTCTAAAGTAGATACTGCTTTTGGTACTGGTGAAGTACAGGCTGCATCAGTACAAAATGAATTAGCAAATCTTATGGCACAGTTTGATGATGGTCAAACTCCTGCCTGGGCTGCAGGATCTATGAGGGCAGCTATGGCTACTCTCTCTGCTCGTGGTTTAGCTGCTTCAAGCTTGGCAGGTCAAGCAGTTATTCAAGCTGCTATGGAAGCTGCACTACCTATTGCTCAGATTGATGCAGCAAATAAACAACAGACAGCCTTGTTTAAAGCAGAACAAAGAGCAAAGTTTCTACAGATAGACTTTGACCAAGCCTTTCAAACAAAGGTAGTGAATGCTGCTAAAATTTCTGAGATTGCTAATGTAAACTTTACTGCTGAACAACAGATTGCTCTTGAAAATTCTAAGGCTGCTAACACTATGGAGTTACAGAACCTAACAAATGAGCAAGCCTTAATTATGGCAGAGGCTGCTGCTTTATCTCAGCTTGATACTCAGAACCTAAACAACAGACAACAGGCTGCAGTTCAGAATGCTCAAAACTTCTTGCAAGTAGACATGGCTAACTTGTCAAATGAACAGCAGACTGCTTTGTTTAAACAACAGTCTTTGATCAACAGTATTCTTTCTGATCAGGCTGCAGCTAACGCTGCTCAACAATTTAATGCCACATCAGAAAATCAGACTAACCAGTTCTTTGCAAACCTTGCAGCCTCAGTCAATCAGTTTAATGCAGCACAGATGAATGCTATGAAGCAGTTCAACGCTGATGAAGTTAATTCTTTACTAGAATTTAATTCAAATATTCAAAATCAAAGAGAAATGTTTAATGCTCAGAACTACCTTGTAGTTGCACAGGCTAATGCACAGTGGAGGCAGAACCTAGCCACCATCAATACTGCTGCAGCTAACGAGTCTAACATGGAGTACGCACAAACAGTCAATGCTCTTACTCTCAAAACACTAGATGAAATCTGGCAAAGAGAAAGAGATATTATGGACTACTCCTTTACTTCATCAGAGAATGCTGCTGATCGTGCGTTGAGTATTTTATTAGGTGATAAAAAACTAGATGCTTTAAGATTGGAACTTGACGCAAACGAACAACAAGCTCTTGGCTCTCTTATGACTAAAATTTTCTTTTCTTCTGATTTAAAATCTATTTTTTCGTAGTAGGAATAAATAATGTATCAAGATCCTAGACAATCAAGGCCAATGCTTAAACCCTCTGAAAGAGTGGCTAGTAAACGTACTAAGTATAAAACTTCTTCTGCAAAAGATTTAGGGCAGACTGCTCTTATGGAAATTCCTGACAGGATAAAACCAAAGGCAAAGCCTAGCACTCCCCTTGATGCTGTGAATGGATATCGAATGTCACTAGCAGAAATGGCAGAGGCAAGCCCTCGCTCTGTGTCTGAGGGTTCTATTGTAGAGGAGGATGGAACAGAATACTCCTATCCTGCCAAAGCGAAGAATAAACTCAGTGAGGCAGCGATAGCTAAAGTAAATAGCATGGCAGAGAAGTATGGGATAAGTGCAAATGATTTTTACAGGATCTTCCAGGGTGAGAGTGCAATGGACACAACAGCCCAAAACAAAAGCACCAAGGCAGTAGGTCTTCCACAGTTTATGCCACTCCAATTTGAAAAAGATGGTGTCTTTGATAAGCTAAACAAAAACATTACAAAAGAAGACGTACTAAAAATGTCTGATGTAGAGCAGCTTAATCTTTATGAGGATTACTTAGACTACTGGAAGTATGATGGCAGTGTACCTCTAGCAATTCTCCAAGCAGCACCAGATATGATAGATGAGATAAAACAAAATCCTGATACTGTACTCTATAAGAAGAACTCTGCAGCCTGGAAGAAGAATCCTGGGTGGAGATCAGATGGAGATGGTGCTATTACAGGAAGATCTGTTATGGAATATTTTGAGAAAGTTAATAGGTAACAAGCATGGCACTACCAAGTATGAATCCCCAGGCTGAGAAAGTATTTAAGCAACCAGTTATGGGAGACACCAGACCTAAACCACAGGTAAAACCTAGCCCTAAGAGCACAGGTAAACCAAACCCAAAGGTTTTTGAAAGACCTATTCCTGGTCAGTCTCTTACTGCTGAACCAAAGGGTAGGCCATATGAAAGGCCACCAGAAATTAATGATCCTGAAGAGGCAGTACAATATCACTTAACAAGGCTTAATGATGTAGAAAGATTAGATACTGCAATGCTCCTTTTACAAATGGGTGTTGATGTAAAGAGTTTGACTGAGGGTATTTTGAGGGGCGCTGTGTCTGAGGGCATCCACACTATTGATATAAGTCTTACCATTGCACCTACTGTGCATGAGTTTATTGAGACTGTAGCTGATGAAGTTGGTGTGTCGTACAAGACAGGCTTTGAAAAGGATGAGCAGGAAGAGGATGCTAAAGAGATGGCTCTCGTCCAGAGTAAGCTTGCTAATGTTAAAGGTAAAAAACCTGCACCCAAGACTGCTCCAAGAGAAGAGCCTAAACAACAAATGGAAATGGATCTTGGTGAGCCAGAGGCTGCACCTAGAGGTCTGATGGCGAGGGTATAACTATGGGATTTTTAGCAGGTGTAGTAGCAGAGATTAATCGCCAGGAGGATGCAGCAATTAGGGCTGAAGAGTTTATGCAGACGCTTTTGGAAAGGCGTAAAAATAATATAATTCCTGTAATAGAAGCACGTATGAAAGCTAGAAAAGAAAAGTCAGACGCTGCTGTAGCTAGGGTTGATGCTGCAGAAGCTTTTGGTTTATCTAGGGAGGCTGCTGCAGTTCTCGAAAGAAGTGGTCAGCTTTCTATTGAACTTGAAAATCTAGCGAAACTAGGACCAAGAGAATTAGATAAAGAGTACCTTAAAACTTTGAGTAAATACATTGTTGAGGCTGTTGAACCAGACAAAGTAGAATCTGCAGTTAAATATATTCTTCAAGGAGATTTATCTGGGAAAGAATCTATGAATTTAACTTTAGTAAATGCACTATGGAATGCAGAATCTGCTGAAGAATTTAATGCAGCAGTATCTACAACAATGTCTAATTTAACAACAGGCTCAGGGCCAACTATTACTCCTGTGGAGTACAGTAGTAGAGGAGCAGGAATTATAACGCCCAGTGAAAGAAGTTCTATTCAAACTACTATTGCTAAAAGCATGGCGAATACCCTTGGTGTACAATTAAACTTTGACAATAGTGGTCAGTATGTGGGTTTCCAAGGAGAAGATGCAGGTGCTGCCCAAGAAATTCTTAATAACGCATTTGATGTTTTCTTAGAAGTAAATAATGATCCTAATTTTCTAGGTGATCCTCAGTCTGTTATTAATCCTTTAGTGGATAGAATGAGAGTGCTTCAAGCTAATAACACTCCATTAAACGAGATAGCAAAAAATAAATACTTTGTTATTCCTGAAACAAATCAAGAACCAGGTGGAGGCAGTGACGATCTTTTAAATGATCTTACTGGTCCAGTAGACCCACTGGACGAAATCTTGAATGGTGGTAGAGGGTAGGAGAGCTAACTGTGGCTAAAGAAATGTATACTCAGAGAGCCTACGATAGTTCTTTTATGGACTTGAAGGATGATAAGGACTTTCAAGTTGACCTAGTGCGTTTCTTTTCTGGTGGTAGGTATAATATGTCCAGAGAAGAAATGGAAGAAGAAGGTATGGAGGGTCTTACAAAAAAGTTCATTGAACATATGAGGATTCAGGATTGGAATGAGGTAACTCAAGCTAAAGATTTAAATTATCTTTTGAATAAAGATATTAATAGAAAGGGTAAAGAATCTTTTGCTAGGCTGCAACATGCCTGGGATGTTTCAGAAGAAGCAGGAGATAGCTTTGGAGATGCTGCTTGGGATTTTGCTGAAGGTATCTTTAGTGCTCCCTCTACGTATTTGGGTTTGGGGTCTTTTGGTCTTGGTAAACTAGCAACAAAAGCAGCAGGTAAAGCAACACAAATAGCTATAAGAAACTACACAAAAAGACTTCTCTCAAAAAATGTTGTCAGCAGAAGCACTATTGTAGGTGCAACCACTGGCGCAGTAACTGAAGGAATAATAGGAGCAGGTCAATCGTACCAAAAAGGAGAACAAAGAGAACTAGCCTCAAAGTTTACTGAAGATGTACCTGAGTTTGAATACACTAATAAAGATTTAGTAAGAGATACTGCTATATCTACAGCATTTGGATTAGGTCTTGGTGGTGTAGGGGGAAACATTGCAGGAAGATCAGCGAGAAGTAAAAATGCTCTCGAAGCTTTACAAGAAACAAAACGAGCTAGTGCTAATGCAGAGGCACGAAAAGCAGCTAATCAAAGATTTAATACGTCTAATGCAGCTAGACAGCAGGACGCTGCTCAAAGAGTTTCAGATGTTGAATCTGTCTTAGCAGCAAAACTTGGTGATAGAACTGCTAAAGTTTTAGATCCACTAGATCCTGAAAAGGTACTAGCAGGTAACGAAATTCTTAACAAACTATCTAACCCTGACTTTGATGGGGTGTTCAGGTCTGGTCTGTCAATGGATACTATGAGGTCTTTGACAGCAGCCACTATTGATATTGTGGAAGAGCTTGATATTAAAGAGGGGGAAAGGATTACAAGTGCAATAGCAAACAAGATTCGTAATGGAGATGTAGCTATTGTAGATAAAGTAAATGAGATTAGACAAAAGTATAATCTGTCTCAAGAACAATTTTCATTATTATATTTAGCAGAAGTTTCTAATGCAGGTAAAATTCTAGCAGAGCAAAGTATTATTTCTAAGGCTGCAAGAGCAGCAGGTAAAATGACTGGCTCTGATTTAGGTAGGACTGACTTTGATGGTTTAAGTGTAGACTTAACCACACTTGCTCAAAGTGGTATCTCTACCTTTAACGATCAAGTTGTTACAGAGCTAACTGCTTCAGTAGTTAAAAACTCTGCAAAAAGAACTGCAGGTATGCGATTTTTTGTTGATCCTTTAAGAGAAATTGACGCTGCTAGAATTGCATTTATGACATCTCAACCTGCTACAACAATAAGAAACGCAGCTTCTACTGTTCTTTTGGCAGGGGTAGATATTTCAGATGAGTTTTTTAGGGGTCTGATTAGGTATGGTAAAGGGGCAAAAGAAGGTGATTTAATTCCTGAACCTGGTAAAACACTGAAGAGAATGACTGCAACTCTCAGAGGTATGACGTGGAATAATTCACAGGCTAGTCTTCTTAAAGATATGTTTGCAGAAGAAATGCCTCAAACTTATGCAGCAGTATTTAATGATGCTATGCGACTTGAACTTGGAGTAGGCTCAAATTCTTATTTAGCTAAAACAGGTAGAGCAGTAAACGTATTTAATACTGCCCTTGACACTGTATTTAAACAAGCTGCTTTTTTTGCTAGTCTTGATAGGCAACTAGCTGATCAGGGTGTGACTGTAGGACAGTTTATTTCTAGTGGTAAAAAACTAGAGGATCTTGGTCAGGACACAATACGTAAAGCTTACGATGATGCAAATAGATTTACCATGCAGCGAACTTATGTGGGTGATGAGTCTGCTTTTGGAAAGACTGCTAGGTTTGCAGTTAACGTAAATAGAAAAGTACCCTTCTTAGTTTCTGGTGCTCTAGGTATTCCATTTCCTCGTTATGTAGCAAATCATCTTGAGATGTTGTCAGACTATACACCTGTATGGGGTCACTTTATCTCTAAGACTGCTCTTGCCTCTGACCCAGTAAAAACTGCTGAAGATAGAGTTGTTCGTCAGATGACAGGAGCAAGTCTTCTTATGTTAGGTTACGCAGCAGCAGCAGAGAAAGATGGAAGTGTAGACTATAGATCTATTGAGACTGCGATAAAAGGACAAGCAGATATATCTTCATCACTTGGGTATATTATTGGACATATGTACGCAGGAGATATTGCTTATAGAATAAATAATAATTTACCACTCCCAAGTGCAAGAGAATTAGAAACTGTTCTTGGTGGAGTTGGAGACTTTAGTGCAGACTTTACTTTTGTTAGAGAAATGGTCAACAGCTACAAAGAGGGCCAAGTTACAGAGGGTTTTCAAAAAGCTTTTGGTAACTTGGCTGCAACTCTTACTTATCCTGCCACAATATCAAGAGACTTTGTAGGGCAGTACGATTATGATGCAGCAGGTAATCCTTACATCAGAGATGTGATGGGACAAAATCCTTTTGATGCGAAGGGAGATGTCAGTCTTACAGGAGAAGTAACAAACTTTCATACTGGCGTTGCACAAGCTACCAGGATGCTTCCTGATATAAAATCAATTCAATACACACAATCTTTTAATGGAGAGAATGACATACCAATGTATTCAATTCTTAATCCTATGAAAGTAGGTGCAATGAATCCTCTCCTAAAACAATTAACAGGTGTCGCTAGTGAACCACCTATGACTGGTATTCAACGTGAATTTAATAAAATGGGTTTAAAAGAATTTGATGTTTACAAAACCTATGCTGAAAAAAATCCATCTGTTCACTACCTAATGACTTATAACTTGTCTCAGACACTTCATGAATCATTTGAAAACTGGAGATCAGACGCACGTCTTGGTGGTCTAGCAGATGGTAAAACTTATGATCAACTTGAAGATAACGATTTAAAAAAAGAAGCGTTACTTCAATTTGTAAAAGAGTCAGTAACTCTTGCTAAAACAAATGCAAAGAAAGTCCTTGATGATGGTTTAGCTAATAATAAAATGTCAGTCAGGGGCTACATCAGAATAAACTATGAAATAAAAAAGAATGAATATGGTGGAGACTTTTTTGATAGAGCAGCAGAAAAAATATCAGGGGGTAAATTTAAAACTGCAAAAGATTATTTAATGGATTCTGATGGTCCAAAAACAGAGCTAGAACGAAGACTTGGTATTGTAGAAATTGCAGGAGATTTATACAGCACTAGGTAAAAAAACCCCCAGGGATTAACTGGGGGTTTAGTTTAAGACGATTTATCTTTAGTCTTTTTATGATCAAGCATCAGACAGGAATAGCAGAATGCTTGAGTAACGATCTCGTCTGATCGTAGATACTTCCCAGATGTTGCCAGTAAACCTGACAGTGCTGCACCTGCGAAGTAATCCCTAGTCGCTATATCACGACTGGGAATCTCTTGTTTAATAAACTCTTGGGCTTCCTGCTCAAGGGTTTTCTTTTTTGTAGGCTTACTCATTCTCTTCCTCTGCTTGTTCAATTAAGAACTCTATCATGTGCTTTGCTTTGTATAGATCCTGGACACCATTCTTATTTCTCCAACGAGAAATATACTTAACAACAGAACCCTCGCAGAAGTCTAGTTCGTTAGCCAGGATGTAATCAATAGGTTCTATGGCGAGGTTCTGGTAGTGTGTACCACCCACTTGTTTGCTTTTTGCACTCATACTTTCACCACATGCTTTGCATATTTTTGTACGTAGTCTAAGGGAAGAATAGTCATGAGATCATCTCGCCCCACTCGTGTGTATAACCCAAACTCCCCCTTGTAAAACTCAGTACACCTTTCTCTTAGGTCATCGATAATATCTTCAGGTCTTAATAAATAAAAAGAGTCAGAGGATCTGACTGCTATCATCCTGTCAATGCCATTAGGAACTCCCCAACCTTTTTGAGGCTGCATGTTGGGTGGTCTTCTAACTGTTTTGAGTTCCCACCAGATTGTAAAATCTATTGGGCCTTTTCTGTTTTTTCGCTTTGCAGCTTTGACATCAACTCTGCCAAATTCTTTATCAAGCACATCCCAGTGCTCATTACGATCTTCATTGAGGGTAGCTTTTCTGATAAAGTTTTTACCACGCAATGATATAAACTCTTCTTCTGCTGCCCTACCTTCTTCAAAGTTACCTGCATTCTTAAATCTTTTCTTCACTTACCTTGACCTTTGTATGGTTTTTTTGCCCTGCGTTTATGTTTATTCATAGAACCAAGTTTCATAGAGGAGATTCTCTTTGACTGAGAAGTTTTCTTTTTTATAGGCTGATGAGAGTTAGCTGCTACACCAACTATCTGTACTTTAGCCATATTCTTTTCTCCACTTTAATTCTGCGAGTAACATAGTTTGCTCGTAGTCAGACATTACCATCCAATTTCTGATTTCGTCAACAGTTCTTTTACACCCTTTACAAAAACCATTATCATCTATTTCACAAATTTTTTCACAGGGTGAGGGAGTGCTCCCATATCTAGGAGCAGTCTCCCTGCGTACGTGAGGTATGCTCATTCACACTTACGAAGACCTGTCGCAGGATCAAAGTAACAAGCACCACCCTCGTCTACAAAGTCCTGTGTCTCCTCAATGTCATCTTCCTCTGCAACTTCTTCAGGGGTAGCTGCATTAAGAATACCAAATCGTTCTCCTGCTGCTCTAAATGTTGTACATCCAGAAGCACCACCATCATAGGCATCCATATATACTTGCTTGAACTCTTCCCATTTAATGTCTTCACCAGTGTTACATGTTTTAGAACAGGCTGAGTCAACAAACCTGGATGCAGCATTTAGTACTTTTACGTGATCAAACACAGATAGTTCATCTGCTGTCTTACCCTTAACTCCAAAAACTCTGAATCCATAGTCCTCTACTCGTTCAACCTTGGGTCCATCGAAGGTTTGGATAGTTCGCTCTGTTTGATAGGAAAAGACTGGCTCAATACCTGAAGAGATGTTGTCTGCTGAAAGACTGATAGTTCCTGTTGGCGCAACAGAAAGAAGATGACTGTTGCGAATACCGTTCTCCCAAATGAGATCAAATATGTGAGGAGGCAAAGACTGAGCAAAGTCAGAATCAAGATAAGCTTTATCAAATAAAGGAAATGGATCTTTCTCAATAGCCAACTCAACAGATGTAGTATATGCAACATCCCTAATCACTCCCATTATCTCTTCAAGAGTTTGTATGAAACGTTCACTACCATACTCAAAACCTAATGCTTCTATAGCGTTAGCCACCCCTGTTACCCCTAACCCCATACGTCTTTTACTCTTAGCTTCCTCCTCCTGTTCCTTGAGAGGGTAGGTTGCTCTGTCTACTACGTTGTCCATTGCTCTGACAACATGAGGTATATCATTACGTAGTTGATTCATGTTGAAGACATACTTACCATCGTGTTCAAGGATATACTTGGTCAGGTTAAATGAACCAAGAAGACATGCACCATTGGGAGGTAGTGGCTGTTCACCACAGGGATTAGTGGCTGCAATTGTTTCGCAGTAGTGTAGGTTATTCTTCTTATTGATACGATCAATGAAGAGAATACCAGGCTCTGCCCAATCCCAAGTGCTTCTTATAATCATATCCCAAAGAGCACGAGCATCAATAGTCTTACGTACTTCTCCATTGAACACTAGATCAAAGTCAGTACCTTCTTTTACTGCAGTCATAAACTTGTCGGTAACACCAACACTAATATTAAAACCAGTAAGCTGTGTGTGATTGGTTTTTGCTGTAACAAACTCTTCAATGTCTGGGTGATCAACACGAAGTACACCCATCTGTGCTCCACGTCTATGTCCTGCAGAAGCAATTGTTTTACAAACTGCATCAAAAATACCCATAAAAGATACAGGGCCAGAAGACTTAGAATCTAAGGATTTAATTAGAGTTCCTTTTGGACGTAGAGTTGAGAAGTCGTAACCAATACCCCCACCTAGTCTCATAGTTTCTGCTGCACGTTTTGCAGCATCCATGATACCATCCATACTATCTTCAATAGTTGTAGATACAAAACAGTTGTAAGGAGTTACACGTCTTGGCGCTCCCATAGCTGACTGTACACGCCCTGCAGGGAGGAAACGTTGGTTGTATAATATTGTTCTAAAGTTGTTGAAGTGTACCTCATTATCTTTCAATGCTTCAGCAACTCTAGTCATTGCATCCTTAAATGCTTCTCCCTTACCACGATATTTTGTGGCATGTATCCATTCTGATATTGCTTGTGTTGGTCCATAATCCTGTTCTATGTTTGGTATATTCATCTGTAGTCTCCTGATCCTTTTAATTTTCCACGTTTTTCCCTGCTGTCGAGCTTCTTCATATTCTCTCTTACAACATCATTTAATTTTATATCTAAAAGATTTAGTATAGCTATAAAATAAAAGAACATATCTCCTGCTTCAAGCGTTACACCCTGTTTATCTAAAGGTGTGTCATCCCTCTTGTGTTTCTTAAGCTTCTCAAAGAACTCACCTGTTTCTCCTATAAGACCCATAGTATTCTCTAAAAACCTTTTCTCACCAGAGGTAATCATTTTATTTTCTACCCACTCAGCATAGTCTTTTAAATCTATTTCTTTATTTTCTTGAAAGGATTCAAAGTACCCCATGTCTTCTAGGTCTTGGTATGTTAGCATTATTTCTCCTTTGCATCTATCTCTATAATTTTAACATCATCTAAATCATATATGGTGTCTTGAATTATTTCTTCAAGACTCTTCTTAATGCTATCTGAAGCAATAAAGTTTGCGTCAGGATCTAACTCTAATAACATCGTAACCTCAAACAACACAGGAACCTCCAAGTTATATAGAAGAACCTCTATAGGTCAATCTATTATTTTAACCAATCGTCAGGAATTGTTTTTTCTGCGTATTGAAAACCATACTTCTTGCACCAGTCTGCATAGGAAGACTTAGCTCCTTTGTATAGCTTTGCTCTACTGTTTTGAAAAACAAATCTAATATCTAATTCAGGAAATTGTTTTGCAATTTCTTTATGCTTACGTCTATCGTTTGCTACAAATCGTCCCTTGGTTTCTATGATTATACCATTGGACAAAACAAAGTCAGGTGTATACGTTCTTACTTTTAAGTCAACCCACTTAATCTTTTCTTTTTCGTAGGTGTATTTAATTCCTTTAGATCGTAGATCTTTTGCTACATCATCCTCAAAGCCAGAGCGATACCCTGCCCTGAGTGCTGCTGCTTTATACTTCTTGCTCATTATAGGTAAAGTCCTCTGGGACATTCGGTGTAGTTACCACATCCACAAGTAAGACATCTCCAGTCTTGTACACGAATCTCCTGGCTTCAGGCCAACACTTCTTGTTGAACTCACAGAACCCACAGGAAGGATGAAGCTTTGTATTAGGGCTTGTCTTTGACTGTGGCACTGGATCAAAACCTCTCTCAGGTATCTCACCCTTTACCATATCTTTTACTTGGTCTACTTCCTTTTCCTTCTGCTCTAACTCAGGAGTAAAGTCATACATATCCAGGCAAATACCACCACCTACTTTATCAACAACCAGAAACGCACCATGCGTTTTGTTTGTGACTAGTGGGTCATCCTTGGCTGCGTACACGTAGGAACTTAGCTGACTAATATAACCAAAAGGATCTTCTTCTCTTAGATTACCTTCAACAAATTTTTTGAATGAGTAAGGAGAGGCAGACTTAACATCAATAGTCATACCATCAATCACTGCATCTCTGTGTCCTGCCAGGTCATTGATCCTCATTCGATCCTGTTGACCTTTCACTGTGTGACCAGAAGCTTCTGCAATAGCTAGAATTAATTCTTCAATCATGTCTCCATAAAAGAACTTGAGTAAGTCTGAGGGAGACAGTTGTCGAGCAACATTAGGCTCGTTAATCTTGTACCAAAGTTTCCTTTTACAAGGACTACCAATAGAAGAAAACGACAAATACCCTCGTGGTTTCTGTGGTGCTTTGAATCTTAAGGTAGCTGCTTTACCAATACGATCACCCATTCTTAGGCTGAGTAAATGATCCCAACCATTGAGTCCTAATATTGTGTCTTCCATATCTTTGACGAGTGTTTTTATATTGGGCATTGTATGTCCTTATTGTATACGCCCCCACCCAAAAATGAAAGAAAAAGATGGGGGCGTATTCTTCTAGGGGAAGGAAACAGAAAAACCTAGAAGGGGATTGAGTCCTGTGGTTCTTGCCCAGAGGAGGTGGAAGACTTAGAGCCACCAGAACTCTCAGAGTGATCTGTAAACATTGAACGTGGTTGGGAGGAACCACCCTCTGATTCGTAGACCACATGATCTAGGACTTGCAATCCTAGAAGTCGTGTACCCTTACCCATTTGGGTAGGATATATTTCAACTTTAACAATACCTTCACTGCCATTTCCAATAAGACCTTTCTCCTGTAAATCCCAAGCCTTACCAGTTATATCAGCAACAATAGGTGCACCACCCTGCCAGTCATGATTCCCAACATGGGGGCGATCAAACGTTACCTCATATCCATCAGTAACCTCTTTAATCTTTTTTCTGCAACCTTCTTTTTCTAAAGTCTTTGCAGTTTCTTTATCTGTCGTAACAGTAACTTTGTAAGCACCATCTGTTGACTGATGAAAGTCAGCACGATCACGATTGGACTCAAATACTTTAGCCCAAGAAATTTTTCCTTTAACATCTATTTGTGTTGATGGCATGTTGCCCTCCTTTAATTTAATATATTATAACTAAGGCCTGTTACCCAATATGTCAATGGGTTTCAGCCCAATTTTTTCCTATGTCGTATGAGCCAGGTGTAGGAATCTTGAATCCTAGTTCCTGCCCTACGTCAAGCATGGCTTGTGCTTGTATCTGTCCAAGTAGTTCAGCCTCTTCCTTTGTGCCTATCACTTCTACTTGGTATTCATCATGGATAAAGCCAACCATCTTAAACTTAATCCCTTCCTTACGTGCTATGTCGTGCCAACGCAGGAGGGTATACTTCATAAGACAAGCCTCACCATTTTGTAAGATACCTGCCAAGGCTTTGTGAGTGCTAGGTACTTTTACTTTACGCCCATCATAACCCTTGAACCAACCATTTTCTCCAACCTGTTTGATGTATTTATTCTTCAGGTCATAAAGTCCTCCAATACTTTGTTCAAAACGAATACGTGCATCCTGTGCCTCCTTCATGCTGACCTTTAAAATCTGACCAGTCTTTGCTACCCCTGCTCCTAAAAGCCAAGCATAGATAAAAGTCTTAGCCATGTCTCTTGTCCCATTAGGTACATCCAAAGCATTTTTATTGACGTTGTGAATGTCTGTTTCGTCTTCTTTCTTTCCCTTCATGATGGCTTGTGCATACTGATCTTCACCATACATACGCCAGAGATAGTCAGCCAGTACTCTTAACTGAATCCCATCTGCGTCTGTTCCTACTAGCCAAGAGTCAGAGGGTACAGTCCAACAGGCTCTGAGGTGTTGGTCATACTGCTTCTTAACTTCCTCCACTGGTGTCTTTGCATTACCATGAAAGGGAGCAGAGATGTTGGCTGTGTTAGGATCAGAGTGTGAACACCTGCCAGTCCACGCACCAATATTGTTTATATTACCATGAATACGTAGATCGTCACCACACTGCCCTATCCACTCAACCAGTGAGCTTCTACGTCCTTCCAGTGTCAACCACTGGGCCAGTGCTTTTGCTCCTGTAGGTGCATCGTTAGGAAGTGTGCCAAGGTTTGCCTCTGATACAGTGAAACCAAACCTATCAAAGTGTTCCTTCTTCTGATCGTAGAACTCCTGTGTCATACTCGCCACTGACTTACCATATGGATCACCAACCTGCTTACGAGAGAAGTCTATGGCTGTCTTGGTTCTATCTACTGGCTTCCAACCTGCGTCCCAGAGTGCTTTGATACGATCCTTGGGTGATCCAGGTTTAAACTCTATCCAGTCAGAACATACCAAGTCATCACCCTCTACGTTAGTCAGGGCATACTTCTCTTTTGCTTTTGTGACTGTAGCCATCTCAGTACCATCCTTCTTGAGTCGATACTTGATACGATTGACCTCAGTCAGTTGGGGAGGGAAGTCTACTTGAAACTGCTCCTCCAGTGACTTCTGTTTCTGTTCGATAGAGTTGAGTAGGAACTCTGCCTTTGGCTTATCAAACTGAAAGCCATAGTACTTTGTTCGTACCAGTTCTATTTGAACATCATGCTCTGCCCTCAGAGACTGACGCCAATTAGGATTCCAAATAATATCATGGAAATGACTGAACAGAGATTCTGTAACCTCGATGTCCTGATACCAGTAGTCAACCATTTCGATACTGAATTTATCAAACTCATGAAAGTCTCCTTTGTGTTTGTTGAGTCGTAAGCCCCAAGCCTGTAGGCTGTGAGGTGATCTTGCACCCTTGGGTATGTCTATATCGTAGTCGTGTAGTCTGCTGACCACCAGAGTATCAATAACTTTGTGTGGATCAATTAGTCCTGGCTTGAGTAGTTTGTTGAGCATTGGTGCATCAAACTGTAGAAAGTTGTGACCAATGATTAAGTCTGCTGACTCATACCACTCAATAGCTTTCTTCTTTGCCACTGGATCTTCATGACAGTTATCGAACCTGGAGATCGTACCAGTGGTAGTATCCTTACCACCACAGATCCACAACTTTGTACTGTCATCTAACCCATTTGTTTCTATGTCACTGACAAGTATCCTCATCCCTGAAATACTACCTCCTCTAGTATCGTTGTCTCAGGATCGTAGTAGACTGACCCTGCATTCCCTAATTTAGAGAAGGGTCTATTCTTGTCAACAATAAATTGTGTAGTGTTACGTTCTGTATCATCCTCTGCTTCTGTGTCTCTCTTTAGTTTGATACAGATGATAGCCTCTTCCTCAAGAGATGCTGCATACTTGGTGCGTCCATCCTCGTTGACCTGAGAGATAAAGATAACACCAATGTTTAGTTCCTTGGCAAGCTGTGCCATTCGAGCACCCAGAGTTGTCAGTGTACTGGTTGCTGCATCAACCCCAGAGTTTGACAGGTAGGCTAGACGCTGAACGTGATCTATGAATACGAACTCTGCCCCATAGACTGTGACTGCTGTCCTTACATGATCTAGTATCTTCATTGGGTCTTCATGGCTACGCATCTCAAAGGGAATCGTGTGTTCATCCCTTGCCATCTTCTGACCTGCGTCAATCACCTGTCGCTCATCAAAGCCATTGGCTTGTGCATCCTCTTTGGTTCTGACATTTACACCTAGCTCGTAGGTTGCCATAGCTCGAAAGGTTGTAGACTTCATTTCCTCCATGTGGACAAGACCAATGCGTACCCCTTGATTAAGAAGAGCACACTCAAAGTACCTGGCTAGTTCAGTCTTACCCTGTCCTCGCATAGCCTTGATGAATGTGATGCCACCCTTGACCATACCTCGTAGCTTTTCATCTAAACCAGAGTGTCCAGTAGGTACATACTCGTAAGGGTTTTCATAAAGGATTGCTTTCTCTACTTCTAAGTCACCTACAAAGAAGTTGTCAGGACTGAATCTTTGAGGCTTGAGTGCTGCCCACTTAAGATCTTCACCATCACCCTCCATCAAGAACTCATTAGCATCCTTCCACTTGGACATAGGAACGTAGTAGAACTTATCAGGCATTGTGCTGTAGAGTTTCTCTGCTGCTGCCTTGCCTGTGTCATCAGACAACTCACCTGCGTAGACCACCATCTCAAAACTGTTGAGGTAGTCAAAGTTTTTCTTGAGGAACTCATCATTGAACGAACCACTGGGCAGTGACTTCACTGGGTAGGATTTACCTAGCACCTGATACAGACTGGCTGCATCGAACTCACCCTCTGTGATGTATATACGTTTGCTAGATCCTGCGTTAAAGTCAGGGCCAAATAGATCAGTCAGTGCTCCTCGTTCCTTAGTCCAGAACTTCTTCTCGTCATGCCCTCTATACTTTACATTATTCGAATATTTGAATGCGTACCTAACTGGTACACCACCCTCACCATACTGCAACTGAATGTTGTAGAGCTTTGCTACATCCTCATC